TTGACACCCTTCTCTTTCAGGATCACATAATACAATGCAATCCGGCATAAAAGACTGTTCACCATGCTGTTAATGAATACCGTAGCAGAATTCCCAGATGGGTTTCCGCTAAGTGCTTGGTACAAATCACCGTTAAAGGCCACATAAGCGTATGCAATTTCTGACGCTAGACCTTCCATCACAACGATGTCATCAGCAGTATAATGAGGGCTGAGTCTCGCAAGATCAATAAGAATGCGAAAACTAGCAAGAACCAATTGGGACGGCATCCGGAGATCGTACTTTGAGTAATCACCAGCGAGAATACGTTCATCCCCAAATTTGGTGATATAACGGTGCAACTGGTCCCACTCTGGTCCTTCTGAATTCAACCCTACTGCGCACTCACTAACTAGTGGGAACACAGAAAAGAGTCTCAAAATCGGAAGGAAGTACATGCGAACCCCCAACGCTAGAGCGATGGGTGAGGCCTGGAAAATACGGACCTTGTCTTTGTCCAACTTCACCGCCTCATCTTTAAAACATGCCTTGAAGATCTGTGTTGTTCGCTCACCTCTGCGGTAAGCATTGCGTAATCTCTCAAGCTCATCCCAAAATCGCGGTTCGATATCTTTGGGGCAATGATGTTTTTCAGAAACTGCATCAAACATGACATTGGATTTTGGACCAGTCAATGGGAATCCGATAGCGGTCTTGGATTTAATGGCATCTATGTATTTAACGCCGTCCTGGCCACTAATGGTATCTATCTGCGACAATGGTTTGGCCTCCGTCACATACTTCTTGAACAGTTTATTGGATGTTAACCTTGTCCAATATGAATTAACCGCATACATAACTGCAGCAGCATCAAAGCCTATGCTCGCGTGAGATGACACTTGAAGAGCCGCAGTCCACTTGAATCCCTTGTTGAATTTCGGTGGTCCCCACTTCTGGGGTACTCCACAGATTTCCGATATGTGTTCTGATAAAGGTGAAGCGAGTACTTCTGTTCGCGGAGAAGATGCCCCAATCACAGTGCCCAGAGGGCGAAAATGGGGTCCAGTCTCATTTTCCTTAGTCAAGAATCGAAAGGGACTACGCTCATGTAAATTCGTTCCAGTGAAGAATTGCACATCGAATTGTTCCACTTCAAAAGGAGTCAAACTCTTTGATAAAAGAACACCTGTCTGCTCACTGAGGGTTTTCCATGCTTCCCTGTACTGTGCTTGTGTCAGAATACCAAGACCACCACGATTAGTTCCGGTGGCACCAGCCAAATGGAAACCAAGAATTTGCGGTTTCGCATTATCACTAAGCACAGTGGCCATACACATACCCTTAAAAGTATCAACAGGTAGTGTATAAGTGGCTCCTTTATACGTTCCAGCGCCCTGAGCATCAATTTCTGCTGCCCTAACTGCGGGCAATTTATACTCAGTAGCATCCCCATCGGCATTGCGATAGTACATGCGTGCAGGCGAATTGGGTATTCCATCCAGAGGTAAATATTCTGATAAATTTAACCAATCTCCGGCGTTAGGAACATACACAAGGGAGAGATCCGTCGAGGGTATTCTAACAGAGTGCGCCCGTGAAATAATGCTCATCCACTGGCTCCCAAGATTGCGCTTAGTGCGTTTGGTGAACTTAACCTTGATCGATGTCATTTGTGCTTCAACAACCGGATTCCACATGTGGTTGGGTATCAAGACAACATTGGAACCAGGAAAAAAGGCGTCACAAAAGTGCTTATTATTCCCTATAATGAATTCCATATGGACCAAGTTCGCCTTCACATTCTCGCGCAATTGTTCGAAAGTAACATTGGAGCTCTTGTCCGGAGCTCTATACGCGGGAATTTCTACTGGTACCCACTTATTGACTTCTGCATCGCGGGCTTCCACCTCTTCAACTGTGGTAGGAGCGATGTTACCTTGGCTCTTCAGAGCACGAATAGATCTTACACTCTTAATAGCCACATACAAGATACCAATAGCCGCACTAGCTCCAATGAGATACGAAGCGTAATTATCCCTCACAGAAGCCATAAGCTTTGGAACATGCTTATGATCGCTAATCACTTTGTCACGAATTCTCTTCTTAGAGGCTTCCAGCAATAATCGATATGAAATGGATTGGCGCGTTGCATGGGCAACAAAAGCTCCGATAGTCAAGAGAATGGCCATGGGTCCAAACAGGAATGGCACAAAGTAAACAGCAAGCATGAGAATGAAAAAAGGAAATGCAGTGTCGTAAGACCAAATTCCCAATTTGTTGTAAAATTCACTATCAGTTCTCGCGGTGTGTTTTATGATCTTGTCCATGTACTTGGGTTTGTCTAAGACGTAGCTGGGTATCCAGTTGGTCCAAGTAGTCCAAGGGGAGTTCTCTAACTCACGCAAGTTATCGATTAGAATATCTGTCGTAATGTTCTCGACAAGATGGACGGATTTTTTAATGTTCTTCTTATCCAGTCCTAATCGACCTACTACACCTGGTTTACGCCATGTCCCGTGCAAATGCGCGTTGAGGCGTCCGGCTAAGTGTCTACCCATGTTCCAGGGTA